GGTTGCCCATGATGTAAACCACATCTCGAAACTGCTCTGAACATTGTCTGAAAAAGGTGTGGTATTCATTTCCACTCCTCTCCCGCAAGAACCCCGCGGCAACACAGATATCACCCGCTAGAAGTAGAACCTCTGCACCTGCATCATTGTTGACTGGGAGTTGTCCAAACTCAAGATGGACATCTGACATTAGGGCGAGTTTCAAAGGGGTACCTCACTATATGCATTGACATAAACATGAACTTGCTTATCGGGATATGCTTGCTCGTTTGCCCGTCGAATCAAGTCAACAGGAACCTGATCAAGGGTAGGCCACACACCCAGGATAGTCTCTTTGACAGGACGATTGAGTGTGTCCATAAGTTTCACACCCACGATATAGCGAATTGAAAACATCAGTTTTATTCCTTAACATCACGCACAGAGGTAATTGACTCATAGAGGTTCTCGAACTCTTCATGCTCCTCTACTTCTTGCGTGAAGTTTTGGGAATGATAAACCTTCGCCATGCGCCTAAAGGTTTTCTTGCTGATCTGGAACTTGTCGCAGACATCTTTGATAGCTTCTTTGATGTAATCTCGTTCTCCCTCGATTCGTGTCATTGAGTTCGAGATTTCTTGCAGCGCCTCACGAATTTTCTTTCGGTCGGCGGGGTTACTAAGCATAACACTCATTTCATCTCCTTCTTTCACTTGATCCCAAAGTCTTGGGGTCGGTATCATCAGTAATATATTGGTAACCCCCTTTATTGTAAGCGATGGCGACTCGCTTACTTTTTGCGATAATTTCTTCTCGCACTTCAGGAGGTTGCTTTTGTAGATTGAAAGGATCCATGATACTCTTGACTGCAAGAGCACCTGTGGTGCCACTATCTACACTAGGAATTCTCGAGGCGCCGGTGTCACGCCTATACGCCTTAGGCGCCGATGTTGCGACGAAACCTTTCTTTGGTTTTTGACCAGAAGGATTTACACTTCGCAACCAGGCCTCGTATTCCTCGATCTCTTGGCGGGTCTTGCGGTTCGCTTTTTTGGAAGGTTTTGTGTTTGTATAGATCAGCATGCCAGCTCTCTTTCAAATCAACCTTGTCGATCATATCAAAGTCAGAACTGGCTGTCAAGCGTTTTTTCGGGGGCGCCCTCGTGCTTTTTTAACTTCCTGTTGTATTTCTACAACAGCAGGTGCTACGGGAGGTGGTAAGAGTCCAGGAAAAGTTTCTCGCACCAACTCCTCGGTCACAGCAGTGTAAAGTTCAGTCAATCGCTTGTCTTTGATTGCACATACAACCTCAGCCTCTTTGAGGTTAATACTTTCAAGCAACTGGATGAATAGCGACTCAAGTTTGATCTTGTGAAGGTTGGGGGGCGGAGTGATCCAAGTATAGAACCTACGCATCTCTCTATACAGATTAGTCTCTGCCAATCCCAATGGTGGCGCCTTGTCTTTGTTGTAAGGGGGTTCACCTTCCGGCAACTTCATTTTAATGGCAGGATCAAAGTTGGTACGAAAGACATCCTGTAGGATAGGTGAATTGTGCTGAATGAGAATCGCTTTTCGCTGTTCAAGCGTTTCAGCTTTCTGCACACGATCAAAAATTTCAGGAATTAGTAAGCGCATGTTAAAACTCCGATATAAGTTCAAGCATCTGCTTCATGCGATGCTTCATAAAGTAGTTCAGTAGTTGACTACGATCTTTTTGTGGTTGGGACACAAAGGTATTTATAATACTTTCTTTGATATCCCGGTCAATGCAAGTAAAGTCAACTAGTGCTTTGTTGCGCTGATAGTTAGTATGAAAGGTTGAATCGGACGGCATGGTGTTGGGATCTCGAATCCACTCCTCGAGTTTCTTGGTGAGGATGGGTTTCTGCCTGCGACCTTCCACTAAGCAGTTATCATCAGACAGGATATTGGGGATCCCGTCTCCCGTATCTCCTCGAATGATATGCTCGATAACATAGGACTCTGGAGACCTTTCGGGTTTGACAAACTTCTTCTGAATGGGGCTGTACTGTGCCACATTCCTGTACTTTTGCAGTTGAATGAAGTCATGGTCACCCGAGATGATCAGGAAGGGGTTGGGTTCCTCAAGCATACCTGACAAGTCATTGGTTTGCGACCACTCAGCAAGTGCAGCAATGATATCGTCAGCTTCTGCACCTTCCACACGGATAACAGGATAGGGAAAGACAGCGTTCAGTTCCTCACGGACAGCAGACAACGCCTCGAAAATCGCACTCCAGTCGTATCCCGACTCCTCTCGATCCCGCTTCCTATTCGCCTTGTATTGAGGAAAGATTTTGCGACGCCAATAGTTTTGCCCGTCACAAGCAAGAACTAGATCGCCATACTTTGCGCCAAACTTATTCTTGTAACCTCGAATAGTATTGATGATCATATGGCGAATCAGAGGCAGGTTGATATCTACATCCTTTCTGCCGCCGAGTTCAGCCATCAGGTTTGAGATGGCGGTTTGACTGTAATCTACAACTATCATTTAATAGCCCTTACGATTAGCGTGTCTGCATTAAGGCGACCATTAGGTTGTGAGTCAACTGCCTTGATGCCGTCCATGAACTTTCTTAGTTGCACTTTGCCTGCTTTGAGAAGGTCCTGTAGAACGATTTCTGGTTTACGAACTGTCTTTTGCACACTCTGCTCTGGTTCGTAGTTCTGCAGCGTAGTGCCCTTGACTTGAATGCCTGAGGAACTTTCGGTGCGATATACAGCGAGCTTTCTCGTCTTGGTGTTGAACACCCACACCTGCATAGCACCCACGATCTCGGTAGGTGACACAGAAGTGATCTTCAGCTGGTCATCCTGTGACTTGTACTTGAGATCCTTAACTTGCAAAGTAGGTGACTTCACTTTCTTAGCACGGGGCTTGCGATTCGCTTTCTTGAATGCAGAATACTTCTCTGCCTCTTCCAGGAACGAAGCAAGTCGCTTAGCGAAGGCAACCAAATCTTTCTTCTTGAAGTTTGAGTATCCCTCAATCAGATCCTTGTCTTTACCTTCGAGCACCTCAATAGGTTCACGTAGTTTGCTCTTGACCCATTCTCGAATCTCATCGCTGGATGCCTGTGGCATCTCATTCTTTTTCATATCGTCAAGCAAGGAGAATGGCGTCTTGGGATCTTTCGCCAGGTTGTCAATGACTCCTTCTAGCTCGCCAATGTAGGCAGCGATACGATTCTGAGTAGCTTCCTGAATGTTGACCTTGGGCGCCGTGACAATCTTCTGCACCTGTGGCAATGGTGTCAGTTTGTTAAGGTATCGGTTCAATGCCCGCTGATGATCAGTAGAAAGTTGTGCTCCTTTGAGCATCACACGGCAAACCCAACCCATGGTCAGATTGACTTCGCTATCCGTCAACGACCGAATAGGAATGTTGTGCTTCTTGCAATAGTCCTCAATGTACTTCCGTGCATCCTTTCGGTCCTTCTCAAGGTTGAACCAATTGAAAGCTAGCAGAAGTTTAAGCTGATATTCATCATCACCAAAGATAATCTCGGCGGCTACAGGTTCAGAGCTTACAACTGCCTTATTCAAGTGTAAACCTCAATTGTTTGATTGAATCAAACCGAATGCTGCGCCATTCGCCAATCTCAGTATCAACGACCGAGACAACCTCATCATTCGGGGCTCGGGTTCTTCCCGTCTTGTTGCCACTTACAGGAATAGCATTTTCCTTAAGCGTAGCTTTCATCACTCGCTCAGTTCCATCTGCTTTTGTAAATGTAATGGTAACAACCTCAGTTGCCAATAGACCCTTAAGCCAAGTTTTGAGCGCCCCGCGCTCGTACTCAGTCATCGTATCCCACTTAGTATTCATTATTTCACTCCAAAGTGTTCTTTGACTACTTCCTTGAAGTCGTACAGGGCTTCTTTCCCCGCATCATCGTCAAGGTATCCCAAACTGATGATCTGGTCGCCAATCAGGTCAAGGAATCGCTGCACCATGAGGTTGGAAAAAGTTTCCATCTCCTTGTCATATTGTGATGCCCAATCAATGATTGCACCATGAGGTTTCCAGGGCTCATCCTCCCAAAAGATAAACCCTGCACGCTTAGCAACTTGTAATATATTGTCGTTCATTGTACCTCACTGGGTGTTAAGGGCCGGACGAAGTTCAGCGATAAGTTCGCGCTCACGGGCATGGACCTCAGACTTGCCACGCACGACCTCGACGACCTGATAGGTGAAAGAGTCGGGACCGAACTTGCGGATCTCCTTGCAGAGTTTCCAGTCGAGGCCTTCGGTCAAAGCACGCCGAACATGCTTCTGCCAACGAATCTTGACAGCACGCAACTTAGCTTGCCAGATGGCGGCAGTGATGCCGATAT